ATCCATATAAGAATAATGATGACGCTCAGTTTAAGGCAGTTCATATAAGTGAAGGATGCTACAATTTTTTTAGATCTGAGCAAATGAAACAGCTCAGAAAAGACATGCAGAAAGAAGATCCTCTTACTCCTTTAGTAAGAGATGTGTGTCGAAATTGTATTGCAATGGAAGAACAAAATATTCCATCTATACGGGAACCCTTAGAGACACCAGTTTTATTCGGAAGGGTTCTAGATGTTAAAATGAAATTATTTGGAAACGCATGTAACTTACAATGTTTCATGTGTAATCCAAAAAATTCTAGCGGAAGATTAAGTCAGGCAAAAAAACTGATAGAATATAATCCAGATCTAGAGCAATTTTTATACTATGATAATATCGAGTTATACCAAAAAGAAAACTCTGGATATGATCTAGCAATAGATGATCCAAAACTTTTTGAAAGTCAAATTGAGAACATAAAGAAAATATCTAACAAGATCAAACACATCACAGTTTATGGTGGGGAACCTTTTCTTCTTCAATCACATTATAAATTGCTTGATGCTTTAATTGAAGTTAAAGAAGCAAAAAATATTTCCTTAACTTACGATTCCAACATGACTGTTCTGCATTGGGCTGAGCATAAAGTCATTGATTATGTAAAACAGTTTAAGGATGTTATCATTGAGTGGTCTGTAGAAGGTGTAGGAGAGTATAATAATTACATCAGATTTCCTTCCAAGTGGGATAATATTATTAAAAATATTAATGAAATTAGACCTCATTTACATAAGTTTAATGCTAGTATCACTCTATCAGCACTATCAGTTTTACACCTTGATAAACTAGTAGAATGGTTAAATTTTAATCAAATAACTTATAGATTTAATTTTGTAATAAATCCAAAAGTTTGTAGAATAGATGCATTACATCCAAGTATAAGAAAAAAACTTGTAGATAAGTATCGTGGAACGGATCTAGACTTCTTATGTAAAACATTATCAGAAGACGTATCTGATTGGGAAATTAAATGGAAAAACTTCTTAAATTATATTGAGGCTATTGACTATGTTAACAGAACAGATTACAAAAAAACCTTCCCAGAATTGTGTAATTTGTCTTAAAGTTGGTAGTCTTTATTCTGCTAATTATGTAAACAACTTATATTATGCCATCAGAAAATTTACTAATGATGATTTCATCTGTTTTACTGATGACCCTTCTGGAATTGATGATGGTATAATATGTTATGATATGTTTCCTAGGGAACATCCTAATTGGAGACATCTCTGGTGTAAAATTATAATGTATGGTAGAGATGAAATCAAAAAATATAATAAAAAAATATTTTTTGATTTAGATCTTGTCATTCAGGGTGATATTAATCCAATCTTAAATCACGAGTGTGATTGGGCTTTAATAAAATCGGTATGGAAAGGCATTAAATTTAGGATAGACAATCCTAAAGAGCCGATATTTAATAGTAGCGTCATGGTTTGGAAAGATAATACTTGGATTTATGATTTGTGGGAAAAGTCTTGGGAAAGAATAGTTGAAAGTTATATTGGTAATGATAAATGGTATTGGAATGAAAATATAAAACCGACGTATTTGCCAAATCTTTTTTATTCTTATCGAGAAGGATCAAAACCAGAACATTACTGGGAAAATAATTGGCAACCATACATGAAGTACCAACCAGGATTTTCTGTATGTCTTTTTCATCAGAAACCAGACATTCATGAACTTGATCCAGAAGAACACCTTGTAAAGATTTGGAATGGCACCCTTTGAAACTTATAAACAATACCTTGCATTTAAACAGCATTTCACAAGAAAAAATTACGATTACTTTAGATATGCTGGTAAGTCTAGAGCAAGTTTGAATTCTTTTTATAAAAGAAAAGACAGATACTTCTTTGAAAAAATGTCAAGGAAGTATACAGATGATGAAATTAAATCATTCTTTATTGCTAACTTTGTAGCATGTGATAATCCAGATGCTTTATGGATCGGTGAGATTATTCGATCAGGTGAAACCGTTTATTCATCTTGGCAAGGAAGGCAGCAAAGTTTGTTCTATCAATTCAAGCAGCATACAGAAGAATTGTTGTCTGAATATAACTTAGAAGAATTATTTGATACTTCACGACAACACCCACCCATTTTAAAACAATTCCTGAGCGGGAATATTAGTATAGAGACTATTACTATTTTTGATAAGATATTCCTGTTCGGGAATAATTTAGATAAGAAACTTAGTGATCCGATTTGGGAAGCAATCAGTTTAAAATTGAAGAAGTATGCACCATTTCTAAATATTGATACCCCCAAGTATAAACAATATTTGAGGGAGCGACTATCGGAGAAGACGCATGGGTAAGTTTTTTCAATCTGAGATTATCCGTGAAGAGATGGAAGACATCTTTAGAATTCAAAAAGAATTATACGAAGTCATCATTCAGTTCAGTTCATTTAGCGACAAAGAAAAGAACGAACACATTGAAAAACTAAAGACACTATTAGATAAACAAGAAGTAATGTGGACAAGACTTTCATTGTCTGATGATCCAGAAGCGTTGGAAATGAAAGAAAAAATTAAGATCACATCAGCAGCAATGGGATTTAAAGATGTTGATATGTCAATCATCTTTAATAATATGAGAAGAACTCTTGAAGGATTACAAAAACGTCTTGACACACCCTAAATAACGTGTTATGATGTGACAGGTGATTTCAATCCACCCAATCCAACGAATACAAAAATCCTATGTCTTTCGCAGATCTAAAGAAGCAATCTCGCCTTGGCAGTTTGACTTCTAAACTGACAACCGAGATCGAAAAAATGAATAAGAGCACCACTGGTGGTGCTGATGATCGTGTATGGAAACCAGAAGTAGATAAAGCAGGTAACGGTTATGCAGTGATCCGTTTTCTGCCAGCACCGCAAGGTGAAGAATTGCCTTGGGCAAAAGTGTGGTCTCATGCTTTCCAAGGTCCTGGAGGTTGGTATATTGAGAACAGTCTGACCACGCTTGGTGGTAAAGATCCTGTTTCGGAGCACAATCGCATTCTCTGGAACAGTGGTAGTGAAGCAGATAAAGAACAAGCACGTAAGCAGAAACGTAAACTGTCTTACATCAGCAACATCTATGTTGTAAAGGATCCTGCTAATCCTCAGAACGAAGGCAAAGTCTTTCTGTTCAAGTTTGGCAAGAAAATCTTTGATAAGATTACTGCTGCCATGCAACCCGAATATGAAGATGAGCAAGCGATTGATCCGTTTGACTTCTGGCAAGGTGCTAACTTCAAGATGAAGATCAAAAACGTTGCTGGTTATCGTAACTACGACAGTTCTGAGTTTGCATCTCCTGAACCGCTTCTGGATGATGATGATGCACTGGAAGCAATCTGGAAGAAGCAGTATTCTCTTGAAGAGTTTACTCGTCCTGATCAGTTCAAGTCTTACGAAGAACTGGAGAAGCGTATGAACAGTGTTCTAAATCCTAACGCTTCTAGTCGTCGTGTTGATCCTGATACGTTCGATGAGGAAGAAGAGGTTGTAATGAAGTCTCGTCAACAGATCAAGGAAGAAGAGCGTGTTGTGAAGTCTTCTCCTGCTCCTGCAGCAGATGATGATGATGATGCACTGTCATACTTCCAGCGACTTGCCGAGGAGTGATTTCAAAATCGACTTTTAATTCCAAAAAAGTCGAGGAAAAAATTCCGCCAAAAAATTGCAAAATAGGTTTTTTGGGAGTTAACGTGGGGATAAAATCCTCAAGTTAGCTCCCTTTTTAGTACGTCTATCAATAAACTGAGAACTATCAGTATAAGTCATGATTTCACGCATATCGTCAATTACGGTTTGAATGTAATTTTGCCTTAAAACGTAAATTGTGCGTTTTTCATCATTTTTCAAAACTTCATAATCGTAGTTGCTGACTGAAGTTACAATACTTGCACCAGAAAGCACTTTATAGGTGCCAAAATTGGAATATTTGAATTGGAAGTTTGCATCAACAGTTAATCCTGCTTGCAAAAGAAGATTTCCTTCACTATCACGAACTTCTTTTGTCTCATAATGATGAATTTCTTGTAAAAGTTCAGAACCATACTTATTCATCAAATAATTGTTCAAATCTGTTTGTGACATTGGCCATTCTTCCCTAACATTGATAATATTGTTAGAAATAAGAACAATCCAGTCTAATTGAGGACTACCATATAACTTATCTGCGATATTATCTGGACGATTATCACCAACTATAGAATATTTGTCAAAAACTATAGCATTTTGGAAAAAATCATCCCTAATTTTAGCACGCTTGAACAGATTTTTTACACGAACATAATCGTAACTGGAATTACGATTGTCTGTGAATGATGGTAGTAGTAAGTCTGGAAAAAGATCGAAATATGACATTTTAGAAACCTATATCGTCGTATCTGAGTTGCGTAAATTCTTCTACAGCATCGGAAGGACTAAATGCATCAACAAGACTAGGATCTAATTTATTTGGATCTAAATCCTGTTTTTCATAATCTTGTGCAAATATTGGGGTTAATTCAGTGAATGATAACGTCATATTTGTTCTTACTGGCATCGAAGTTACATTTGGATCATCATATGATTGATATACTCCTTCTGGAGTAAAATTTAATTCACATGAAGTTAATGCACAGATTTTAAATCTATTTAAACCATCTATAATTTGTCCACCATTTCCTCGATATGATATTCTAAAGATGTTTGGTGATCCAATAAAAATTGTGTTTGTAGCAAGTCTTTTTGGTGCCATTCCTTGTCTAAAGAACCTCATTACTCTTCTTGCTGCTAATGCATCGTCTGGACCATTTGGTGCAAATTCAAATGTAAATGAGAATGATCTTAATTTTGGTCCATTAAACAACAACTCAAGATTTGGATTGATTGTTGTTCCTGTTCCTCGTGCAATAAATTGTCCAGGATCTACATTGATGCCAATTTTTCCAAGCAAATACTGGGAAATAAATGATGATAATAATAATCCTGAAGGTGTGCCTGACGAAAGACCTTTATCTTTTGTCATAATATCAAGAAATTGACTGGCTCCAGTAAAAGCTTGATTTATTACTCCCCCAACATTTCCATTGAGTGCTTGTTGGGCAAGTCCTAAGGCACCAAAAAATGCAGCAGCTTCTACTGGATTTGCACGATCTTCTCCCCAAGAAACTCCATTAGAAATTGCAAGTTGATTTGGGATTGGTAATTTTACAGTTCCAATAAATTTTTTTACATTTATATTTCTTTCTAATCCTCTAGTAACTATTTGAGCAAAATTTGTTGTTATTTGACCTTGACCTGTTGTTAATAATCGTTCTTGTGGTGCTCTATATGAAAATTGTTCAAATAAAATATGATCTTGTGTATTTTGATAATTTGCATCTTCGGGATAAATTATATTGATTAGTTCTTCACCAGGAGCTATTAAAGATTGTATTGTAGCTTCTGCAGTTTTTTGTAAATCTTTTATTTCTTGAGGGATTGCTACTGGACCCGAATCTGGTAAAATTTCACCTGGAAGATTATCTGCCAAACTTGGATCATATGCGGGTGCAGTTCCTTGAGTTCCTGTCGCTGTTTTAACCGAATTATAATATTTTTCAGTTCCTGCTAATTTAGCAGCTTCTTCCATTTTTGGTAGAACATTTGGTTTCGTTTTTCCTACAACTTGTTTTAATCTAGAAACGGATGCTTGGAAATCCTCATCAAATTGAACTCCTTTTTTTATCTTGTCTATGTAAAGGGGATTATCTGTTCTAATTTCTGTATTTGTGCTTATTTCTATAATTTTTTTAACCTTCAAAAAATTATTATTTGCAATATCTGTGCTATAAGCAACTCTATACGTTTTGCCGTCATATGTGGTATCGAAATATCCTAATGCTCCTCCACCTACAGGTTTTGGCATATTTTTGAGTGCCATTATCTTAAACTCCTAGGATCGACTGGAACTTCTGCACCACGAAAACTTCTAACAAATTCTTCCGCAGACAATAGTGATGCAGATTGCCATTCTTCCATTGCTATATCTATGAAGTTACTTTCTACTTCTGATTTCAAGTATTTATGGAACCCAGTGCTGCCAAATAAAAATTCTTCCCAATTCTGGACACCACTAGATTGAGCTTCTTGAAGCATATTTACTATATCCATTCTTTGATTTCGTGGATAGTAATGTAAATTCATTCCATAAAAAACTTCATTTGAATTGAGAACAATAAAGCAAAGTGGATTTTTATCATAAAATCTTTTTTCTGCTGTTAGTGCTCGATAGCGAAATAGAACTAAATGTCCCACTTCAGGAATACTTGTAATTTTTGATTTTGGAAATTGAGACTTATACTCCAAGATCGTGCTCCGTTAGAATTTTAAATTCCCATTTTCTATCATCACAGTATTCTTTTGCTGCTTCCCACTTTGCCATATTTTTAGCGTATTCAACAACTTCACTAATATATTTTTTTGACTTGCTCTTTTGTGGTGTAGGACCTTTTACTTGCTTTGCTGGTTTTATTTCAATCAAACTTTCTACAATTTTCCCAGACGTATTTTTGTATTTGATATAAAAGTCTGGAAAATACTTATGATATCGATTATCAACTGGAGATTTATAAGGTATCCAAAGTTCTTCCGATGACCAAATTAAAATATTTTCATTTTTATCACAATAATTCATAAATTTTAGTTCCCATAAAGATCTATAAATGATATTTGTGGGATCGCCTTTGTATTTTTTAGGATTGGAAGGTCGAAACTTTCCCTTATAACTCATACATAGTATATAAACGTCTTCTATTTAGATGACTAGAGAAAGTAATTTAGAAGCAACTAGAAATAGGATTTACCTTCCTACATCAGAACTTTATAGATCTAGTATAAGTAAAACTGGATCTGGTATTGTTCCTGCATTTAATAATCTTTATGATGTGTGGATAGATTTTGGTAGTACCACAACTGACAGTGGTAATAGTTTATTGGGATTTATTAATCAGCATGGATTTTACGATGCCAGATCGACAGAAAATCCAGGAAATTACTTAGCGTTGTTTTGCTCAGAAGCAGTTCTTCCAGGGTCACAAATTCAAACATCACAAGTTGATGGATTAAGACAAGGTGTATCTTCAAACTATGCCATTTTTAGAAGATATCCTGATATTACATTAACATATTATTCTCAAAAAGATTATTATACAAATGAAGTTTTCAATGCTTGGATGGAATATATTTCACCAACTACATTATCATCTGGTGGGCACGGTGCAAATACTCAACAAAGAAAAAATGATCGTGCTGCATATAAGAAATTAAAATATCCCCTTAGTTACAAGTGTGATATTCAAATAACTGCATTTAGTGGAGATATTCTTCCTGAGAATAATCGATTAAGATCGACTGATAGTGTTAGAAATTCTGCTAGAATGTCAAGTAGCATTACTTATCATTTAATGGATGCATTTCCTGTTAATATTGTTGCTGCTCCATTAGCATATGGTGATGCTGAATTGATTAAAACTGCAGTAACATTTAAATACGATTATTATTATACTGATAGAACTTCTAGATCTTTTGATACTGATACTCTTGTAAGATCAGATTTTGGAAAGAACGTTAGAAATCCATTCTAAATAAAGACAATGATGTGAATTTTTATGCCATTACCTAAGGTTGTTACTCCTACATTTGAATTAGATTTAATTTCGACTGGTAAGACAATTAAATATCGTCCATTTCTTGTTAAGGAAGAAAAAGTTCTTCTGATTGCACTTGAAAGTGGTAATGAAAAGGATATTTTAAACGCTGTAAAAGATGTTTTAAAATCCTGTGTTCTTACCCGTGGTGTAAAGGTAGATGATCTTCCTAGTTTTGAACTTGAATATTTGTTTTTAAATATTCGCAGTAAATCTGTTGGTGAAAGTGTAGAACTTCTAGTTACCTGCACTGACGATGGAGAAACTCAAGTTCCATTGTCGGTTAAAATTAATG